GTTAAATTACCTGATGCAAAATTGTTTCGTGCCATGTTTGTAAAGTCATCCATCCAACCATACGCAGCAACACCAGTTCCCGGACTATAAAATTTTCCATCTAAAGTGTAACCCCCCTTTAATGTTCCATCAGGAGCATTAGCGTTAACAATTGTTTCATTGCTGTCACTGTTTGGGTCATAACTGTAAGGATTAAATCCTTGTTGTAAAGCTTCAATATCTTTAGCTGCAGCTTGAGTCATGCCACTAGGAAGCCCCTTATAAAGACTACTGTTTTTTAATCTGTACCCTGTTTTGTTGCCTGTTGTAAATGCGTAGCCCGTGTCATAGAATCCATCCATAGGGTCCCTGCTCAGAAAGTTTGCCTTATCATTTTTTATTTGATTTAAACCTTCATACTCATCAATTAAATTGTAAGTGGTAGCAAAATTACCAATTCCTTTTTGTTGAGAAAATCGTACTTGTTTTATTGGGCTATCAACAGCCTTAACATTAAATTGATCAATAATAGGCCCAACCACAGGTAATACACCCACTAAAGTTTCTACAGCTGCAAATCCTTTTGCTATACCCCTATCAGTTTCTCCAAAGTTAACAGTACTAAATCCTCCTGATCTATCCATACTATAAGGTGTACTTTGTAAATAATCATCGTAAGTTTCGTATTCAATAAGGTTGTAATCAACGTTACCCGTCATTATTCCGTTAAGACCAACCTTAGTATTATACTTTTCTTCCTCAGAAAATCCTGTTTCAACGTTTGATTCTGTTGGTTTAAGCATGTATCTAGGATCAATTGGGTCTGGTATGCCGGGATTAACATCATCTACAGGATCAAATGTTTCAATAACAGGCTGACCCCCATAATAGTCAACAAACCCACCTGTACCTTCTTGTCTAACACCGTATCTATCTATGTATGCCATTAGCTATTCTTCCGTACTGCTTCTTGATTAGATTTCATTTTGAGGAGTATTTCCAGTAAAACCAGCTTCCCCTGCAGCTGTCGCATCTCCGACTCCGATTGTGCTACCGTCAGTGCTTGCACCACTATTATCTTGAGACTGTTGAGGTACTCCTCCAGCCCCTCCCACATTTGGGGATTGTTGACTAGGGGGGCTATCATTCTGGCTTGGTCTTTGTTCAGCATTAGCTTGCATACCTTTCAGCATCTCTGCATAAATTTGAGCTTCATTTACATCATTTACTAAACTTTCTGGGTCAATATCTTGAGATATAGCCAGTTCACGTATAAGGTTAGGTATTTTTATGAATGGTGCAAGCATAGGGTTAGCTACGGTCTGTAATAAGCCTATTAGTCTTTGGCTACGTACTTCTTTTTGCATAATAGCAGCAACACCACGAGGTTTTATCTCTAGGTCACCTTTTACATCATCCATGTCTTCATTAAACTGCATATTCCATTGAAAGTAAGACTCTCCCAGTGGCTTTAACAAATAATCATCTATGTTCTTTATGACAGTCTTCATAGAAAGGTTCGCACCTCCCATTAACATAGATAAACCTGCCGCAGTTCTCCCCGTGCCATTTACCCCAGTTTGACCGTGCATAATAGAAGGTATGCCTGTCTCTTCATCAGCAAGTTGCCTAGATATTTGATACATCTGTAAGTTTTCACCTGCAGTGTTAGGAAACTTAAGACCGTTAATAGCAGTTCCTGTTACCCCAGACTGTCTTCGGAATATCTTACCGGGAAAGATGTCCATGTTCTGTCCGGGAACTAAGCTAGCTTCATCAACGTCAAAGACTAAGTTACCTGCAAGTGCTAAGTTATCAATAGCCATTCTTACGTGACCATTCATAAGTAATTGTGCATCTTCCATGTTTTCTGCAATACCTACGCCCCACAATTGATAGGGGTTAGTCTCATACGGAATAACAAAGTAAGGTATTCTTAAAGGAGTTAAAGGATTTAACACACACCTTAATACTTGACCATTACATATCCAAGCGTTAATTTGCAACTGAGAGTAATCATCAACAGTTGTTACATCTGTCATGCCTATTTCTTCAGCAAACTTAGAATCAATGACTCCCCAGTATTCTAGGACTTCATATCTATTTTCTTGGTAGTTAGCTTGCGTCTCGTCATCCCTAATTGTATCTTCATAGTATTTATCTTCGTAATTAGGTCCTATGTTTAACACGTTGGTAATTGTCTCAGCGTTAAAATGTGGCATAAGTATTAAAGATCGCAACTGCTGTCGATTCATACGATGACGTTGTATAACGTACTCACAATCTTCTATGCTTGTTGCTGAAGGGTCAGGATGAAAGTCCCAAAGAGGTACATGCTCTAATCGAGGTGCAACCTTTTCATCTGGTTGGTATTCTCTTTCCCCTTGCTCATTTCTGCCCCACTTATGTATTCTTTTATACATATTAAGAGGCCCTTTAACTACTCCTGTACCTAACATTGAAGCTTCAAATATAGCTTTACGTATTATGGTAGTAGCATTAGTGTCAAGAAGCTGATCATGGATTTGTTTTTCACACATTAAGGCTGACTTTTGTGCAGGAGATATTTGAGGTTCTCCTACCTTAGAAGGCCCTCTTACTACAGGAGCATCTGCAAAATCTTTACTGTAAGCCCCTAGATAATCTTTAGGTTCTTCAGCTGCAGTAGCTCCGGGAGGAAGTTCCTTACCATCTCCTTCATAACCGTAGGGATCAGCAGCAGGTTGTTCTACAGCTGCATCAACAGGAGTTTTTAAGTGTGCAAATTCTGCAACTCCTTCTGGCACTGGTGTAGGCTCTACAACAATAGGGAATTTTTTGTTAGCAAATAGTATATCTATTATCTGACCGTATGCAGCAAGAACTTTAGTCTTTGTTATCTTAATAAAAACTTTTGATCTTTCTGAGTCACGGTACTGAGTAGTAGAATCATATATGCCACGAAAATTCTTATACGCTTGCAGCCACCGTTGCTCGTGAGAGAATCTTCCTTTTTCTGAATCATCAAATTTACCTTTAATGTAGCTTGCTAATCCCGGCATATACTCTTCGGGATTAACTACATCAATAGCTTCATCGGATTCTGGTTGTACAACCTGATCTTCCATGATTTACCTTTTTAGAAGTAGTTTTTTTCGTCAGCCATCTTAAAAAGAGACGCTTCAACTGTTGGCTTAGACTGTACTTTTGGAGTCATAGCGTTTAGTTCAGTTATTTGACTGTTAGATGTATCGAAGTCTTTACCTTCACGAGTCAATGGTGCGTCTGGTGCAGTGTAAGATGTTTTATCAGCGTTCATTATATATGAAGGCCCGTAGTTATAATTATTGTCTGGCATTTTATGTTGCTCCTAAAAAGCTGTTAGATTTTAATTGTCGTTCTGTTTCATCGTTTAATTCAGAACGATTTGGTCGGGTTGCAAACCCTGCTTGCATATCTGTTTTTCCTCCAGATAATAAATTAGACAACTGAGTTTCAGTATAGTTTGGGATTAAACTTTTTCCTGTGTCTCTTGTTTTAATTAGCCCTTGTTTATAACTTATAGGAGAAGAAGGTAACGCACTTTTATCATACATTCCACTACGTTCAGGCAATCTTCTATCCTCTTTGTATATAGGAGTATTAGTTGTGTTAGGGTCATCAAAATATTTTCTGTCTATATCTTGTCTGGCAAACTGTTGTACTTCGTCTACGTTAGTATCCGAAGATTCTGTTGCTGCTAAAACTGCACCTAAAGGTAATGCTCTTCCCACAACAGTCTTTGCTATTTCAGGTGCTACTTTAGACATTCCTGCTAGTAGCCCAAGTTCCATCATCTCATCCCTTACAACTACTCCTGCAAGATTTGCAGCTTCGGCTGAACTACTTACAGTAAATATTCCTAAAGCTGAAGCAACAGCTATTTCTTTTTTAGTAAAATTTATACCAGTTTTAGGATTGATTGTATTAGTTGTAATTGGAATTTGTTTACTATCTTTTAAAGAAGGAGCGGCAGACTGAACAGAGTAATCTGATATTATATTTGCAAAATGATTTTTACCGTTGCTTGCACTTAAAACTCTGTTTGCTTCTTTACTTTCTTTTTTTACAAGTATATTAGCTTCAGACTGTTTAAGTTTACCTTCTGCCGCTGCAACAGCAGTTTCGCCTGCTTTAATGTTTGATTCGTTTATTTCTACTTGTAAATTTGCTGCAGACTTTTCTTGGTATAATTTTGCATTACCATCATTTACTGGGCTTAAAGTATTTGAGATAACTTTGTTACCATCATCAAAACTTAATCCCACATATTTTTCTTGGAAGTCTTCTACTCTATCTAAAGGAAACTGCTCTACAACATCATTTAAAATTTTATATCTTTTAGTTCCATTAGAAGACTCAACTCCTATGTCTTTTAAATATTGAGCATGATTTGAAGTCCCAGAAAATGCTACAAAAGGAGTAGACGATTTAGCAAATAGTTCTTCTAATTGTTTTCCTGCCGCACCTGATGCGACATACTGCCCTATTGTTGTTTTATTTGCACGTAAAGTTGCT